CGTCAAACTTTATGACTACAACTCTTGCTTGCACCGTGATCCGTTTGCCACCTTTCCCGTTTCCCATTTCCCGCACCCCGTTTCGTGGCCCGCGGTTCTAAATAAGATAATCACCCATCCCGGTCTTCCTTCAGGGCAGCATGCAGCTGGTTTGAAAATAATTAAAAAATAATGCTTGACTTCATATCCCACGTTGATTATATCCGTGGTTGGTAGCTCGACATCCTCTAAATAATTAGCTCCTGTTTAGCGTCCGTTGGGCTACCGTTCTCAAACTCCCATTTCCCGTTCCCGTTCCCGCAGCCATGATCCACGAACAACGAATCACGAACCTGCATCCCAGCTGCTGAGCTCTCCGGAGTCTGTGGTCGGTGCGTCACAAGCTATGGCGTAGTGAAAAAATATTTTAAAATTATGCTTGACATTAGGAATTACCTATCTTATATACATGGGAGAGTGGGGGCTAACTGGGATTGACCTGTATCCCCATTCGCAAACAAAAAACAAAAGGAGCAATGATGATAACGTTAACATTAGAAGAAGCTTTAAATTTAATTGATGCACTAGAAGAATGGAAAGAAGTTGTGGCACCAAAAGAATTAAAAGAAAATGAGATAGGACTTAATGACGAAAGATATGAAAAAATAATGGAAAAATTAATTAATGGAGGTAAACAATGAATTTAGAGCCAAAGGAAAATATAATTTATACGTGCAAGGAACACGGCAAAGAAACTTACTTCAAAATAAAAAAACAAGAACTACTAAAGGAGTTTAAAGATTTCGTTTATGTCTGGTTTAAAGAAGGTAAAGTAAGTGAAAAGATGTGGGTTAAGATAAGGTCAGGAACTCAACTTCGTGGTTTTGGGACAATCAACAATGAGGCCACACTTTTAAAAAATTGGAAGCTGAACGATGTTTTATTTTACGAAACGGGTAGAGATAAAATTACACGGCCAGTGAAGAAGTAACCCCGTTCCCATTTCCCGTGTTCTGGTTTTTGATAATATTAACTGCCCTGCTAGTCTTCACCAGCTCAGGGCAGCTGGCGTTGCTGCTTCTGTTGATTTGGTTGATGTAGCCCCGTTCCCGCATCCCGTTCCCGTTTCTTCGACCACGAACCGTGAATGAAGAGTTCACCATCAGGAAGGTAGACCTGGTGGAAGCTCCTGCATTCTAAAAAAGTAAGGGTGAATTATTTTTTTAAATACAACTAAAAAGTTAGTTGACTTTAGAAATATCCTATATATATAAGATAATAAATAAACAACATAAGGAGCATGTATGGGTATGGACGTGTACGGCTTAAAACCTAAATTGAAAGAGGGTGCAGTTAAACCTAAAATAGATTGGGACAAAGCCACGCCACAAGAAAGAGACGATTACTTTGAACAGATGAACAAGTTCGAAGAAGAGAACAAAGGTTATTATTTTCGCAACAATGTTTGGTGGTGGAGACCTCTTGCGGATTATATAATCGAGTTCACGGGTTGTGTTGAAGAAGAACACGTGGACAGTTGGCATGAGAACGGTGGTTTCCGTGTCAAAGACACCGACGCGATAGAAATTGCAAAACAATTAAAATATTTAATTGCGACGGGACATACAAAAAAATATGCAGAAATGTATATGGAAAACTACAAGAAAGCTGAAAAACACAATGAAGAGGTGGACAAAGAATTGTCCGCGTTCAGTGAAGAGATGAAAAAGAAACACGGCGATATTGTACCTCGCGATTATCCGAAAGAGGATAAAGAAAAGTGGGACGCTATCTATAACAAAACCGACCGTTCGGGAATGTATCCGTTCTCTGTGGACAATGTCCAATACTTTGCAGAGTTCGCGGAACAATCTGGCGGATTTAAAATTTGCTAAAGTAAAAGTTCACGGGCGACTTCGGTCGCCCGTTCCCGCTCCCGTTCCCGTGCGTAGTTAATTTTTTAATTAAATAATAATATTACCATCACCCTTCGGCTGCCAGCAGCCATATCTCTCCCGTCCCCGTTCCGTGATGCGTGGTTTGTTTTCAGATGTTAATCATAACACTATCCAGCGCATCCTGGTTCTCCCTGCGATTTTTTTATTTTTTGACTTGACTTCATAGCAGAGCTGTCTTATGTACATAAGATAACCAACAAAAGGAGCATTATGATAAAAGCAATAGAGTTAAAAAAAGGTGATAAGATCAAAACGAATCACCTGGGTTTAGAAACATCGGGCGTTGTTTTGGAATCGCCTAAGCAGGGGCGTGGTCTGAAGAGTACTTTGCTCATCGACTGTAAAGGATCTGAGGTTGGCCTGTTCGATGAGACTGGTTCTGTCTACATTAATCAGGTTAAAAAAGTTCTGAGAGACAACACTTGGATGGAGGTGGTGGTATAATGGATGCTTTAAAAAAATGGATGGATGATCACTTGATCGTGATGACTCTTGATGGAGATAAAAAAAAAGAAGACAAACTGAAGAAGGAAGTTCATGAGTCGGTTAAAAAAAAGTTGACTCAGGATGTAAAGCCTAAAGCTAAAGAATGATGTGGATATCAATCCTTGCAGTGATCGGCCTGTTGTTTACCACAGCAGGCCAATTGCTGTTACTTTTATTTTTAATTCTACTTCTGTAATCCCGTCCCGCTCCCGAAGATCCCGTTCCCGTCCCGTAATGTTAAATAAAAAGAAGGTGACCGGATGGATGCAGCTGGCAGCGGGGGACCGAAGGAGCTGGTCGCTGGTAGGTGTTTCGTGTTCGGTGATTGGGTTTCATTGGCTTGATATGAATGTTGCAGGGAAGCAACAGCAAAAAAATAATTGTGGATAACTTAAAATATTTCTTGTTTTAATTATCTCATGAACATAAGATAGCAATTGTCATTAATAACTAACTGAAAGGAAAACAATGACAAAAGCAAAAGTAAAAATAGAATTATCAGCTAAAAATAAACAGTTGATAGTTCGTGCGTGTGACTTGTTAGAGAAAAAAGCGGAATTAACTTCTGACTGGAATAGAATTATAAAGCCAGAATTAGTTCAAGTTTTTGATTTGTTAAAAACAAATAATCTAACAATACAAAAAGAAAAGTTTATTTATTCTATTTCTAAAGACGTTAAAGAAATAAATATCTTTTCTCAAGAGGACTTTAAAAAAGAGTACATGGACTTGTTTAAAAAGTTCTCGACAAAGTCTATTCGAACAACATATACTCATGACGTTAAGGAGTTAATATGAAAAAATTCGAATTAGAAAAACTTAATCAGATTGTCTCTCAAGATAAGACAAGTGATGAGATAATCGTTGAGTTAAAAAAACAAATCGATTTGTTTAAAAACAAAGTACAGTTTATCGATTGGCAATTGTTGGCTAGTTATTTGGATTCAAAGATATTTGAATTCATTATCGCGAATCAGAATGACCATAAGATAGCTAACTTCGGTCAAGAGTTATCACAAGACTTGGCTGATAAGTTTAATGTACAAAGGGACATGGCTAATACACAAAGTACACAACACTAACTATCCTACAACTAGGGCGTGTCACACGCCCTAGTTGTACTAGTATCTCTTTCCCTAGCCACCTATTAAAACCCACTTTCAACCCCCTACACCCCCTTAAAATCGCAGATGTATCTTACAATCGTTGACTTGTGCAAACGTTGACACAAATATATAGTGCATTTTACTTATGGATTTGGAGCTAGTTCCACGTGAAAAATTAGAAAAAACTGCAAAACTTCTCAAGGCACAAAAGATACTATTAGCTAGGGAAAATTTTATTTACTTTGTTAAACAGGTATGGCCTGATTTTATATGCAGAGAAGGTAAGGAACCTTCTACATGGGGGCACCATCAAATTATTGCGGATAAGTTAACTCAAGTCGCTCAAGGAAAAATTAAAAGATTAATAGTTAACATGCCGCCTCGACATACTAAATCAGAGTTTGCATCTTATTTGTTTCCAGCTTGGATCATGGGACTCCTGCCCAAGTCTAAGATTATGCAAGTTTCTCACAACGCTGAATTATCTTTTCGTTTTGGTAGAAAAGTAAGAAACTTGATACAGGGGGAGGAGTATAAAAAAGTTTTTAATAATTTAGATTTATCAGAAGATTCAAAAGCTGCGGGTCGTTGGGAAACCAATCATGGTGGAGAATATTTTGCAGCTGGTGTCGGTGGTGCAATAACAGGACGAGGTGCAGATTTTTTAATCATTGACGATCCTCATACTGAACAAAACGTAATGTCAGAGAATGCTATGGAGAAAACTTATGACTGGTATGTCTCTGGTCCTAGACAGCGTTTACAACCAGGTGGAGCAATCGTGGTTGTTATGACACGATGGGCAACGAATGATTTAACAGGACAACTTTTAAAAGCACAAGTAAATGAAAAAGCAGACAACTGGGAGGTAATACAATTTCCAGCGATCTTGGACAGCGGACAACCTGTATGGCCAGAGTATTGGCGTATTGAAGAATTAGAATCTGTTAAAGCATCTATACCTCCTCAAAGATGGAACGCACAGTACATGCAAAATCCAACAGCAGAAGAAGGTGCGTTAATTAAACGTGAATGGTGGATTCCTTGGAAAGGACCTATACCTGCTTTGCAATATGTTATTCAAAGTTATGATACTGCATTTACAAAAAAAGAAACTTCGGATTATTCAGCAATTACAACTTGGGGAATATTTAAACCACATGACGATTCTCCACCATGTATAATTTTATTAGATGCTCTTAGAGGACGATATGAATTTCCAGAATTAAAATCAATGGCATTAGAACAATATAACTATTGGAAACCAGAAACAGTTGTCATCGAAGCAAAAGCATCGGGTATGCCGTTGATACAAGAATTACGTAGAATGGGTATTCCTGTTATAGATTTTGTACCAGGAAGAGGTAGAGATAAACATTCTAGAGTAAATGCTTGTTCACCGATATTTGCATCGGGCATGGTTTATTATCCTGAAGGCAAACAGTTCGCTTTAGAAGTTATTGAAGAATGTGCTTCTTTTCCAAATGGGGATCATGACGACCTAGTCGACAGCACTACCCAAGCTGTGTTAAGATATCGAGAAGGTAATTTTATAAGTGCTCAACATGATTATACAGAAGAGCCACAACCAAGATTACCAATGGAGTATCAGTATTATGGGTAGAGGAACTTGTTGGAAAGGTTTTGAACAAAAAGGCATGAAGAAAAAAGGAAATAGACTTGTGCCTAATTGTGTTAAAGTCGGAAAGAGATCAAAGAAAAAATGAGCGGAAAAAAAATTAAAGAAGAATTAAAAAAAATACCTAAGACAATACCTTTAGCACCAATAGGTTCGGCTGGAGGAATCGATTTTGATTTAGGTGTAGGTATTAATCCAAAAGAAAAACCAGAAGCAATTGTAGGAGCAAGACGTAGTGATAGTAATGATACAAGCTATCTGTATGGCAGTATTGGTCAAAAAGGTATCAGTCAAGTTGGTATTGGTAAAAACTTCGGTAATCAAGGAGATATTAGTGCAGGTGCTTCAAAAGAAGGGTTTAATATTAGAGGAACGGTAAAGTTTCAAGATGGTGGTAAAGTGGATAAAAAAACAAAACCTAAAAAAAAAGTTAAAGATTCTTATTTAGATCGTAATGAATTTAAACCAGGATTCTATGATCAACCAAGTAAACCTCCAGTTACACCTAGTACGTATTATGGAACGGCTAGTGGTAAGACTTCATTCGAAACTCCTATTGTAGATCCAGACACTTCAATGATGCAGAGTGCTAATCTTAAAGATGGTGGAATGACAAATCCTAAATCTTTTGAAAGAAAATCCTTAGAAAAAAAAGGATACAATGACATGATGAAGAACATGAAAGATAAAGAAGTAAATGAATTATATGACAGTGTCATGGGTACATTTACAAAAAGATTTTCCGAAGGTGGAATGGTTAAAGGTAATGGAAAAGTATTAAAGGATAGAATTAAAAAAACCAAGTATTACTAAAATGGCTGTTCAAGATTTCAAAGATCCTGACACAACCGTCAATGAGTTTTCTAATAACTTAAGCGCTGAAGAATTAGCAAAGAACAAACAACAACTTTTATCTGGCATATCGTCATTAGGTTACGATCTCGCGCCCGTGACTGGTGAGTTTAGATCTTTACAATACGCACAAGATGAATCAAGAAATCTTGTATCTAATATTTTATCTGAGAATCCTGATAAATTAAAAATGGTTGCTCAAGGTTTAGGAGTGGGGCTAGGTATACTAGGAGCTATTCCAATCGTTGGCTACGGAACACGGATCGCGAACCGTGGTCTACAAAAACTGTATGAAACTTTCGGTCCAGGATCCAAGACTGATGAAGTCGTAAAATCATCCACACCAACCGATAGTACTGTCACGACAAGTCCAGCTTCTACTCAAGTTAGCGCTACAGTGCATGAAGGTTTGTTAGAAAGGAATGCAGTATTTAGAGCATTCGTAGATAACTTACCAGAATATAGACGAACAACATATGCTGATAATATAAGGGAGTTTGAAAATTTAAGTAATGCAGAAAGAGCATCACTTAATGAAATACAACTCAGAGAAGGATTAGAACCAATAAGATTAAATGTACAGAAAAAAGCGCAAAAAGATTATTTACAAGTAGAAAAAGAAAAAGAAAAATTAATTCAAAAATATGAACTAGCCGTTACCAAACCAAGTAAGGGTAGAGCAATGACCACGGCCAACGAACCATTTACCTTTGGTCAAGGCTCATTGAAAAATATAGGTGAAAAACAAAAACATGTTAGAGAGTTTATTGGATCTGAATCATATGATGTAATTGCTGGATCAGGAGTAGAACGTGCAACTGCAGATCAGTGGATTGGGTTTTTAAGAAATGCAAGACAAAAAGGAGTTAAACCTGAAGAGTTAGCGGATTCTGGATTGTTAACTTTTAATGCTAAAGGAGAACCTATTAGTGGAGAATTGTTTACAATATCTAGAACAAGTCCAAAAGCAATCATTACAAAACAAGAAGTATTAGCATCTCTTGAAACAAATCCTGCTTTCAACATGAAAGTAAAAGATTACGAGTCTGCTGTTAAATTAGATGAACTACTCGATATAAGACAAAGCCAACAACCTTTAATAGAAGATGTAGAAAAAATAATATTAGAAAGATCTTTTAACACTACTCCAGCTAATAGGGAAATTTTTCAAAAAATTCGAACAGAATTAGAGGATGCTGAGTTTGTACTTGATACAATGTCTGGAAACTTAAGAGGAGTTAAAACTGAAGCTTTTTCAAAGCTTACAAATTCCTTAGATCAACTCTTAGCTGATTTACCACAAAATCAAGCTTTGACTGTAAGATCGTTAAAAGAATATTATGAAAAAATAAAGACAGTAAATGCTAATGCACTTAAGATTGAAAAACTTGTCTCCAGTCCAAGACACTCTAGTAAACCATTAGGAGGAACTGATTATAGAGAAAAAGTAATTTATTATGATAATCCGATACCTGAGAACTCAAGTTCAAAAAGAACGTACAGTACACATTTCCCTGATCCTAATCCTGTAGCCTTTACACGATATGATGTTCGAGGTGTGGACTCATACGGAGATACTTTTTTCTTATTTGAATTACAATCTGATCCACATCAAAATATAAGTAAAGGATTTAAAAGAATAAATGACGAAGTGAAAGAATTAATAGAAAAAAATCAACCCATTGGTTTAACTTCTGATATGATGGTAAGGAATAATCCTTTTGCTAATAAAATATCTACACAAATTTCAAAAAGAGAGAAACAAGAAATAATTGATAAAATGAAAAAGTATACTGACACTGCTTCAACTAGACCATTAAACGATGTTGAGATGAAAGAGCTTACTGATCTTAGACAACAATTAATAACAAGAGACTTTAAAGCTCCTGAACCTTCATTACAACAAAAAGTAAACAATTATTATAAAGGTGATGATGTATTCAGAGAGAATAAAAAATCTTATGATTTTTTTCCTATGGGCAGAGAAGAAACGTGGGTTAAATTAAGTTTAAAAAGTTTAGTTAATTCTGCACAAAGAGAAGGCAAACGTTACGTAGCACTCGCTCCAGCAGAATTTTTTCAATTAAGTCAAAATAATAAATTTAAAATAGAACAGTTTTATGGTTTAGGGTCTGGAGATTTGATGCCTTACTTTTCAAAAAATCCCAAAGTTGCAAATGATAAAATTGTTTTTAAAGGTGGACCTGAAGCCATGGGTAGATACAGAGAAAATACTGCCATTAAAAAAGGAGCTGATAAACAAGGAGATGAATTTTATCCTGGTAAATTATCAGGCACAGCTGTATTACCAAAAGCTGCTCAAGATTTAGTTAAAGAAATGGGAGGTAATTTAGTTGTAAAAAAAGTGTTTTTAACCGACCCTAAAAAACCTTATAAAGTATTAAGCACAAGACGTGAAGGAGAAAAGATGAGACCTGAGAGAGCTTTTAAAAGCAAGATATACAGAGATAATTATTCTAAAAGATACGGTGGTAAAAACTATGATGTGGTAGACGAGAATGATCCTATCAATTATGTCGAAAGTATAGTAATAGATACTCAAGGCATGGAAAAAAGGCCAAGCAAAGGATATAAACTAGGAGGATTGGTTGAAGTCAAAAGAGAGTTCTTCGCACCATTAATTTAATGTTTGATAAATTTATTACGGATTATATTAAAAAAGGAACTAGTGCTGAGGCAACTATTAAAGATCAATTAAGCCAAGTTCAAGAAACAGGCCAAGGTTTAGAAGGCCAGAAGAAAAAATATGGTGTAAGTTTAAAATCAGGTGGTATAGTTTCTAGAGGTCAAAAATTAGCAAGATCAAAATTAACAAAAATGTTTTAAAATGGCAGAAGAAGATATTCAAATTGAAGAAACCGTTGGCACGACTCCTGAAGCAGTAACCACGGTTATTGACGAAGAAGATAATCTTATTGCTGGTGAGCCCTTACCCGAAGAAGGAGAGCAAGAAAATTTTTATACAAACCTTGCAGAGAAAATAGACGAACAAGAATTAAAAAAAATAGGGGCTCAATTAGTTACAGAAGTTAATTATGATAGGACTTCAAGAGAAGATTGGGTTCAAGGTTATGTAAAAGGTTTAGATCTTTTAGGATTTAAGTATCAATCTTTAACAAGACCATTTATTGGAGCATCAGGGGTTACGCATCCGCTCCTTGCAGAATCAGTTACTCAATTTCAAGCACAAGCAATTAAAGAATTATTACCAAGCTCTGGTCCTGTAAGGACAGAAGTTATTGGAGCAGAGACAGAAGAAAAAATACAACAAGCTCAAAGAGTAAAAGATTTCATGAACTACATGCTTATGGATAAAATGGAAGAATATACTCCAGACTTTGATCAAATGTTATTTTATTTACCATTAGCAGGTTCAGCATTTAAAAAAATATATTACGATGAATTAATGCAAAGAGCAGTTTCAAAATTTGTACCAGCAGAAGATTTGGTAGTGCCTTACAATGCAACTGATCTTCAAGATGCTCAACGTATCACACAAGTCGTAAAGATGAATTTAAATGAACTAAAAAAAATGCAAATGTCAGGCATGTATTTAGACATTGATTTGCCAAAACCTTACTATTCTCAAAACGATGCAAAAGATAAAGTTAATGAACTAGAGGGCATATCACCAACTCCTGAGACTGCTGAAGATATGTATAATATAATTGAAGTACATACTTTTTTAGACTTACCAGGTTATGAAGAAGAAGGAAATATTAAAGTTCCTTACATTGTAACAATCGACGAAGATTCACAACAAGTATTGTCTATTTATAGAAATTATAATCCAGATGATCCAATTAAAAAAAGAAAAAATTATTTTGTTCATTTTAAATTTTTACCTGGTCTAGGTTTTTATGGTTTTGGTTTAATACATATGATTGGTGGTTTATCCAGAACTGCAACTTCAGCTCTAAGACAGTTACTCGATGCTGGTACATTATCAAATTTACCTGCTGGATTTAAATCTAGGGGTATGAGAATCAGGGATGATTCTGAACCGTTACAGCCAGGTGAATTTAGAGATGTAGATGCTCCTGGTGGAAACATTAGAGATCAGTTTCAATTACTTCCATTCAAAGAACCAAGTGCAACGTTATTTAATTTATTAAATTATTGTGTTGAGTCTGGAAAAAGATTTGCTTCTATTGCTGATATGCAAGTTGGAGACATGAGCCAACAAGCACCTGTTGGTACAACTATGGCATTATTAGAACGTGGATCAAAAGTTATGTCCGCGATCCATAAACGATGCTACTATGCAATGAAACAAGAATTTAAAATTCTTGCGCAAGTGTTTGCAGATTACTTACCACCAGAATACCCTTACGATGTATATGGTGGAGAACGTACTATTAAAGCACAAGACTTTGATCAAAGAGTCGATGTTATACCAGTAGCAGATCCTGATATATTCTCTATGACACAAAGAATTCAAGTTGCACAAGCTGAATTACAATTAGCTCAAACTAATCCACAGATGCATAATATTCATGAAGCTTACAGGCGCATGTACGAGGCACTTGGAGTTAAAAATATTAATGGAATTTTAAAACCACCACCAGAGCCACCACGACCATTAGACCCAGCAATTGAAAATACAGGTGCACTACAGATGGTTTTACCTAAAGCATTTCCTCAACAAGATCATGATGCGCACATTGCAACACATATGGCATTCATGATGAGTAGAATGGTGCAGATAAATCCTCAAGTTTATGCATTATTACAAGGTCATTTAATGGAACATGTAAGTTTAAAAATTAAACAACAAGTTTTAGCTGACTTTCAACGTAATCCAGCTATGCTACAGCTTCAACAAAGCGATGAAGATGCCTTTGCAATTGAATTTGACAGTGAAGTAGCTAAGAGACAAGCAAAAATGACACAAGAATTGGCTCAAATGGAGACTCAATTTGATGCACAGAAGGGACAAGACCCATTAATTGGTCTAAAACAACGTGAATTAGACTTAAAAGCTATGGATATTCAAAGAAAAGCGGTTGAAGAAGCTAAAAAAATGAATTTTGAACGTAATAAGTTCAGTGCCCAGCAGACTTTACAAGAGGACAAACTTAATTTAAATGAAGAACTAGGGAAAAAGAGAATAAATTTAGCAGAAGCTAAATTAAAACAAGATTTAAAAAAACCTACGCAGAAAAAGGAGTAAAAAATGCCTGATAGATTTAAACCAATACAACCGTTGCCTGAGGATTCTATTAAACTCAAAAGTGCAGAAGAAAAAATGATGGATGAAGCAAAAAAAACACCAAAAAGCGCAATGAAAAGAGTTGGAAAAAAAGAAGGTGGGGAAATGAAGAAAAAAAGTTTTCCAGATTTAACAGGTGACGGTAAAGTTACTATGAAAGATATTTTAAAAGGTAGAGGTGTCATCAAGAAAAAAGGTGGAATGATGAAAAAAGCGGACGGAGGATTAATCCGAATGCACAAACAAATGGCAATGAGCAATAAAAAATTCACATGATGAACGGAGCTAAAAAAGGTCAGAAACCTAAAAAACCAATTAAACAAAAACCAGTTAAAGCATTTACTGGTTTAGAAATTGCAGCTATTGGAGCACTTGCAGGAATGGCCGGTTCGGCATTAATGGGTGGTGGAAAAAAAGCTGCAGCAACTCCATTAAATAATCCAGCAGCCATGATTGCACCACTAAGTGGATTTGTGGGAAAAGAAGAGGATAAAGAAAAAGCACCAGGAATGAAAAAAGGTGGTGCGGTTAAAATGAAGATTGGTGGAATGGGTTTATTAGGAGCTGGAGCTGATTTATTAGAAAGATCACAAGGTGCTAGAGATGTTGCAAAAAATTTAGGCATAGGTTCAAAATTAGCAGCAGATTATTATCAAGATAAAGAAGATGATAGAATGTCTGAGATGAATAAACCAAAAATGAAAATGGGCGGATTATCCGGAGGCAAAAGATACGGAGCTCCTCCAAAAAAAGGTCCAATGTCTCAAGGTATGAAAGACGGTGGAATGACTTATAATGATAAAATGGGAATTGACGGTGGAACTTCTAAAGGTCAAAAGGAGTTTCAAGTAAAGAAAAAGGTTTTTAAAGGCATATTCTAATGTTACAAATGCTAGGAGCAGTTGCGCCTCTTGCTAAAATTCTATTTAGCACAATTGAAAAATCTGTACCTGATAAAGATCTTCAAGCAAAATTAAAAGCTGATTTACAAACACAATTACTACAATCTAATACAGCAGAATTACAAGCTGCAGCAAAAATAGTTGAGGCAGAGGCCAAAGCGGGCTGGTTCGCATCGAGCTGGAGGCCCCTGTTAATGTACGTATTAATTTTTATATTAATATGGAATTATGTATTAGGACCAGTAATATTATTTTTTTTTAAAGCTTCTATAACAATACAATTACCAGGAGATGTGTGGACTCTTTTGCAGATTGGGCTTGGAGGGTATGTCGTAGGGCGCAGTGCGGAATCTGTCGCACGAACTATGGCAAATAGACCTCAGTCAAAAGAACAGGAGAATGGATAATGATAGAAAGATTGAAAGATTTGATTGCAAATAACTTTATTGCTAAAAAAATTCAAGAAAAAAATAACATTCTTTTAAGGAGCCGTAAAGAAGTAGATATAAACGGTAATGGAACTTCTGGATATACAATAAAAGAAGGCGAACATAAGGGAACTGTTTTAGGCCATATTCAATG